ATCATGCGACGATCATCAGCGCCAGTAGCGGTAGCGCCAGTAGAAGTAGCCGCAAGACCTGCAACCAAGTCTTTACCTGACTCACCTTTAGGCAACAAGTTAGATACGTAAACAGTGAAACGATCCAACATGCCGATCTTACCGGTACGGACGATGCTTGAAGCATCACCAGTGAAGTAAGCCTGTGCAATGTCAGTTTGCATCAAGATTTGACGCTCGTATGGTGACAAGATCAACCAACGGCCCTCTTCAGGAACGTTCTGCTCGTCCAACGCTGCTGACATACGCAAGATGGTGTTCAGCAAGTCCTTAGGAGTAGATGTTACGTCTACAGGAGCCGCGTCAGTACCTAAGTCGTAAGAAGCAGACAACGCACCTGCGGTAGCACCTTTGTTGTTTGCATTTGCGCCGTTGGTGACGAACCAGTTGTAGAAAACGTCGTTTTCGATAGCGATCTTCAACTGCTTAGCAGCGTCATCAGTAAACATGTTCATCAAGTCCATGTCTGACTGGTGCGCCAACACGTCGTTGACCTGCACGCTGAAGTACTTACCTTTATCGATCTGCATGTCTTGGAAGATCGGAGTAGGAACTTCTGAGTTTAGAGTGGTACCAGCACCCGCGTAATCATTGATAGTGATTGAAGGCGCAGTACGGATACGGATGGTATCGCCTTGATTCTTGATTTCGCCTTCCCAGTCGGTGTTAGCGATTTCAGTCATCATGGTGTTTGCATAGAATTTTGCATTCAGTTTCTTAGACCACAACTGTGGAATAAATGCACCTGAATACGATGGATTAGTATCAAACGCACCGTTTGATACTACGGGAAATACAGCAGCCATTGGTTAATCTCCTAAATAGCTAGTAAAACAAAGTTTTTGGCTACGGCTGCTAACATGTTAACGAGTTATTTCACTCGCCCTTCCATGTAGGCAGACGTAAGTTCAGCTTCAAGTTTTTCGGCGTCACCGTACTTGCCCTGCGTGTTCAGGATACGAACCTTGTCCCATGCACGTTCGATCTCCGCATTGGAGTAAACCTTGCCGGTAGTATTCGTAGCCGTCTGCGTCGTAGGACTGCTAGAACGGGTCGGCGCAACTTGCTTTTCAAGTTCTGCTTGGCGGGTGTCTACAACCGGTTGTTCCTTCGGTTTGATGCTTTCTTTAAACAGATTCACGTAATGTGCTACTGCTTTTGCATCGCCGTTGTTAAACGCGATTTGAGCCATTTCACGGCGCGGTCCGTTGACCATTGGGTCGTACTCATTGAGCCAACCCACCCAACGCTCGTCGTTGTCAATCTGGTCAAAATCAGGAACCAGCTGATGTAGCTGCTGACTAAAACTCATATTGCCAATTTGTCCGCCGGTATCTTCGAGCTGCTTTTGCAGCGCTTCGATTACCTTAGACTGCGCCTCAAGTTTCTCGTCGTACTCTTGTGCGACTTCTCTTGCGACACGACGTTGGACGTCGATTAATTCCTCACCAAACTCCTCTCGATCAGCGTCAGTTACATAACTAACCTTCTCTTTTGGTTTCGCAGCTTCGGCTTTCTTTGCGTCTTCCATCTCCTTACGGAACATGTCTAACTGCTCAGTCAGCTCCTTAACTTGACTATGCAAGCGAGGAACTTCAGCGTCGTACTTACCTCGTAAGGTGTTGTACTTTTGCTTAAAGTCATCTGCTACTTCCGCAACAGGCGGTTCAGCCGGCTTTGCTTCTTCAGGTTGTGGTTCCTCGGATTTTGCTTCGTTAGTTACTTCAGCTTCAGTTTCCTCAACGACTTCTTCCATCGGTTCTTCGGCTTCTGCCTCGACCTCCGGCTCGTTTTGGGCTGCAATTTGTTTCTCTAACTCTTCAATTTCGCGTAGTTCTGCCTCTACCTGACGTGGCAATGCCATTTCTTTCTCCTTAAAGCACCAACTCTGTTTTGCAGCGCCCGAAGTATGCTGCTCCCGTCATGGTGTGCTTCAGTTATGCGCCTCTCAGCGCGATTCGACTTTCCGTGCTGCTTCAACAGCGTCCAAAAAGCCCTGTAGTGCTTGCGCTCGCCCTTGCAGACGGTGGATTCGTGCCGTTTCGTCCGCGCTGACCAGTGCAGCTTTAGTCTCGTCTAATAACGAGCCAATAATTTTTAAAACTTTATCGTTACCGGGTTCGAGCATTCTCGCGAGTGCCCTAATCTCCTGAACATCTAAAGTGTTAAGGTTAAACATATTGTTAGTCGCTAGTTACTACTTGTCAACACGTTAACAGATTAATTTCCATTTGGACGAGGACTCATATAATTATCCTGCCGTCCGCCAGCCGGTGTGCCATCTTCTTGCAGGTTGGCGCTTTCTTGAGCTGCCATCTGTTCCTGCTGCATCATCATCATTTGCTGCTGCATTATCTGTTGTTGCTGCACTTCTTCACGAGTAGGCACCAAACGGTCCACGTTCGCGTTGAGATTACCTGCCAAATCGCGCATAAGTTCTGCCGTACCCGGTAGACCCACGATCTGCTGAGCAACAGGGCTTTCAAGCACAAGTCGTAAAAATTCTGTCTTACGGACTGCTTCAGCCTCTTTAACAACAAGCGACATAGCGCCTTTTGCGACAATTTGTACATCACCGATCAAATCCGGGTCTTGTGAGTAACGAATATTTCGTTGGTACTGACGCTCAAGCATTGGCGTCATAATGTCGGTATCGATATTACCGATAACCTGTTTAATTGATTTACCCGCGTTCGAGATCAACATCGACAAGCCAGATGAGGTACGACCTGCGCCGGGAACGTGTTCACCGGTCATATATCGAGGAATACCTGTGGTCTCGTCCGCCAACGATAGGAAGCGGTCAAACACAGCCATAAGCTCTTGAGCGTTTGAGCTTGGCTGGAAGAAAGAAATCGGTGGTGAGCCGTCGTTATAGTCTGACTGCTGGAACTGCCAGATTTTCCAAGGGTACATCTGAGTAACATCTTCACCAGCCGGCAAACGCGAAATGTTCAGTCCGACTTGCGGACCCGACGCGAGACCCATGTTGTTAGCCAGAGCACGGGCAGCGGCGTTACACATATTTTGTGCGTCCATAGCCAAGTCAGCGACGCCATTGCCGTCGACACGGCCCGGAATTTTTTCGTAAGAAGTGACGAAATACGGTTTGCGACCGAGTGGATCATAATTAAGTACTGCCTTTATGACCGTGTTGTTGATGAGCCAGACTTCGCAGCAATATGACTTAGCTTTGTCAGTTACTTCCGTCTCGTCCATACCCCATTCAAGAAGCATTTCACCCGGAATATGATCCCAAAGTTGAAGTGCATAAACCAAATCGTCATAGCCGTCGTCAGTGTTTTTATCAAAGACATCGTCGTGGCGTTCAACTTCGTCTTCCAACCACGCATTAGTCCCAAACTCCGACATGACTGTGCGAATCGCATCTTCGCTGTAACCCTCAACGCCGATTAACGCCTGAAGGTCTTCACGAGTTAGCTGGTGCAGCTCGATAACTGGCATGCTGTGGATGTCATCGCCCCACGGTGCCCAATAGAACTTATAAGGATCAACGCGCTCCCACTCGTCGCGTACGTCCTCAGTGACCGCCATACCGCCGTCGACGTATGTTAATTTCTTACGTTTACGTGGTACTGGGCCTTTCATCACCGCAAACGGGAACGTTGCGATGTCGTCTGTTAACTGGTGAACAGCTTTAGAAAAACCACCCTCTAAGAGTTGGTCTTCCATCTTCTGCTCCATGCGATCAACACGTTTCTCAGCTTCATCTTTGAGCTGGCGCATCGCTGTGTCACGCATACCGCGAACCAACTCACGCATCTGCATCTCATCGATAGGCATGCCGCCCATCGCATAGTGCTGCTCGATGTTAGCTTGAAGAATCTGCTGCATCTTCGCCTGAACATCAGGCGGTACATCAGGAATAGGTGTTGGCGATAGCGACCATGGCTTATCTGCGCCAGTGCCTAGAAGCGTATCGCGCATCCATGCAGTAGCAGTACGGCACTTGTTAGACACAATGCCCATAAAGATTTCTGAGCCGCCTTGATCACGGATGTCCGCGAGCTTATCTGGCTCATATTCCATGTTCCTCGCACGCACACACGCATCGAGGCGGTCTTCAACGTACTGTCGCTTGTGATCACGCATAACCTCCCAACGCTTACGGACATGACCTACTAGGCCATCAACAACAGGTTGTTGACGTTCTTCTTCAGCTCGCTGTTGAGCTTCAGCTTCTAGCTGAGATGCGCTGACCGCTGGGATCAGTCCAATTCCAAATGCCATCGCAGGTTCCTATAGAGGTTTTTTGGACAAATATCACCAAAATGTTAACACGTCAACACGTTAAGTCCAGCCTGAAGCCTTAACATGTTTAATCTCACGTCGTTTATTGGTCTCCATCGACTGTCCAAACACCTCGCCACCATCTGCATGGAGGCACATGTACTGGAATGAGTCAGCGATGTCTGACCACGGGTGTGACTTCTCCGGCTTCTCGTCTTTAACCCCTTTGGTGTTTATTTTGTACCGATATTTACCGGCTAACGCCTGAATCAGGGGTTTTGCCCCTTCACCATCGCAAATCAGCCCATATTTGCCATCGACAACACGGGTTAAATACTTATCAACGGCGGCAAGTCTTGCTGCGATAGCGTTTGAGCGTGCAGGTTTCACTGAAAAACCTTCCGCTTTGTAAA